CAACACGCCGATGCTGTGATACCGCCACAGCCGCTTCCCGCTGCCATGGATCCGGCTCAAAGTGAGTCACTTCCTTGAAAAACAGGAGCGGGTCTTTGCGGTACCGCGGTATTCTTCTTTGGAAAAACTCACGGCGCGTCATCGTCCATCTCCTCTGCGGCCTGAATGGCTGCTACCCAGTCGTCAACCAGTTCACTCTTTCCGCCGCCGCTCATGCTTCGCAGTTCGGCCAGCTGTTTGATGCACTGGGCTTTCTGCCGCTGTACATCAGTCAGGAGCTTGTTCAAGCGCTCTATGATGAGGTAAGACGCTTCCAGAGTGGAATTTGTCAGGGTTTCATTGCCCGGCAAACGCTCCCCGGCTGATACTTTGGCATCAATGGCCTCCACATAGGCCTGCAAATCGTTCTTTTCCTTTTCAGTGTCGCCATCCAGCCGCTTGAAGTTCCTGCTTCTCTTGGATGTGGTCTGCGTCTGAACATAGGCTCCCTCTTTGGAATAGTGGGAGATACGCTCCAGCAGATAGCCCTCGCGGGCGGTCAGCAATTTCAGCTCATTTATGAGCAGTTCTTCTGCATCCACATCTTCGTCACAGGCATCCAGCAGCTGACGGTGTTCCTCTGTCCAGCTTCGGAACATCAGTTCAGACCACCCACCATGCTTGACGGCATTGCGGTTTCCCTTTGGCGCACCTGCTCCAACGGCATTGACATTTCCCGGCGGCGCGCCCTGTTTTGGTCTTGTTTCAGGGTCAGGTGCGGCGGGTGCATCCTCTGGGTGCAGGGTGCGTTTTGCGGGTGCATCTGCACCCTGCGTCCAGTAGCGCTTGCGCCATGACTTTACTGTGTTGATAGACACATCCAACTTCTTGGAAATCTCGGTGCAGGACAGCCCTTTTTTATACAGGGTGTAGCCTTTATCCCGCTTGTCCATCTACATAGTCACCATCCTCCTTTGTTTGTTTCTGCTCAAACTGGCAGACGGAACACAGAGCGCACGCTACACGATGCCGTCAGCGGCGGTCTGCATTTCTTGTGAAGAAATAGAAAAAGGGAGTATCCAACAGCGCCAGACAGGCTTTCAGAAGATACTGCCCGATGATGATACCGATAAGCTGCATCCGGCCCTCGTGGGTATGCACCCAGCCCAAACCGAAGCCGAAGCTGATGACCGCATAGATCACCGTGTCCCAGATCTGGCTCGTGATGGTGCTGCCGTTATTCCAGAGCCAGCGGCCACCCTTGGTGCTGCCATGCTTGGCAATGTAGCGGTCACGGATTGCATGGAATACGGCCACATCCCACGACTGGGAAACGAGGTATGCGGACAGACTGCCGATGACGAAGATCCAGTTCTGCCCCAGCAGGGTTTGATAGGCATTGTCCATGACGGCATCCGTTGCAGGAAAAACGCCGGTAATCATAATGCAGGCGGTGGCAAAAATCTGGCCGATAAAGCCATACTTCACCACGCGCTGGGCCGTGGCCTTGCCCCAGATCTCGCCGATGATGTCTGTGCAGAGGAATGTGACGGCATAGGTGATGGCACCGCCGCTCAAAGCCAGCTCAATAGGGCCGATATGCAGGCCGGTGGTAATGGTGCGCGCACCGGTTACGTTGGCAATGACGATGCTGATTGCAAACAACGTAATCAGGATCACCAAATTTTCGTTTGTCTTTTTCATTTTTGCTCCTATTCTTGTGAGCCTGCGGCTCGTGTATATTTCTGTTTGCAGATGGTGGCGCACAGGCTGGCTCTCGCTCCATAGAGAAGTGTTTTATCCGTCAGCTCCAGCCCCCTGCCTTCTGTAATGATCCTCACCGCGGATAGCCGCTGTTCTATGAGGTCTTTGCGGAACTGGTTGATGTGCGCCTTTTGGTTGCCATCATCGAACCAGCCATATTTGACCCCGGACAGCCAGCTGGTGCTGTCTGCAGAGGTACAGAAGCTGTTCTGTGCAATCATTTTCACATCGGTGCATCCCAAAAGGTGGATGTCGATCTCAGGTTTGCGGTTTTTGATGTAGTGGGTCAGATAGCGGGTGTCTTCCCGGAATGTCTTCGGCTTGATGATTCGCAGTTCCGGGATGCTCAGGGCAATGTAGTCGCTGAAATCTATCAAGCTATCCAGTCCCCGCATCCCATCCTCAAAATGGAATACGTTGATCTGGGGGTTATCCAGCAGCTTCTTCATCCGCTCCCGGAAGTACCACGCTTCCCTTACGCCCAGCACTTTCTGGCAGTCCAGCTCGACACAGGTACAGCGGAGATTGTTCTGCTGCACGAATGCTATGAGCTTGTCCTGCCACTCGGTCAGGCTTTCCAACGTCTGTGTCTGCCCTTTCCCGGCACCAAACATCAGCGTGAACAGGCCACTATCCTGTATCACATGGCGGTTGACTGTATCCTGCACACGGATTACATGGTCCGCCGGGAGCCGGAAATCATCATCCGGGCGGCACTTGAGAATGTACTTGTAACAGGAAAACAGCCGGTATTTGGTTTGTGCTGCCAGCAGAGCGGCGTAGAATATTTCTCCGCCGTCGCTCCCGGCAAAATGCACTTTGATGTTGTTATCGAACAACTCGCGCACCCCCAAACCCATCTTCAAGGACGGTGCAGGATGTGGAGTTTTCAAACTGGTTCAAGATTTCAGCGGCGATGTCCTCACAAGAGCGCCGCCCAAAATGACAAGCGCCATCCTCATCCCCATACTTGGAGAGAAGATAGCGCTTGATTGCATTCTGTTGGCTGATGATTTCTATTTCACGGTTTGCATTGCGAACTGGAAACTCTGCCGTAATAAAAAAGATATGACGGTGCGAGTTTTTGAGATATGCGAGTTCTCCATCAGCCTCCGGCCAGCAGTGAAAGCCCTCCATCTGAAGTGCGCATATCACATACTGTGTCATGCCGCATCCTCCAGACGGTACGCAAAGCCCATGTCCTTGAGAACGTCCACGAGGGTGGTTGCGTCCTGTTCAGACAGATCGGGCACAATGACGGTCTTTTTCCCGCCGGGCTGGACTGCCTGCACCTCATTGGGTGCGGGTGCAGCGTTTGGGTGCATCTCTGCATCCTGTGCCGGGGCTTCCGGTGCAGGGGCGGCAGCGGGTTCCTCGGCCTTGGGCTTTGCCTGAACCCCGGAATCAAAGAAATTATTGATATAGGGTTCAGAGCCGGGAAGCTCGTACTCATGGCCGCTCTCCGCAAAGGATGCAACCAGTGCGTCAACCTCATGCTGGTCGAAGCCTGTCACCTCAACATCGAAGCCGGCAGAAAGATCCTGCAGGACGGCAGACAGCTTTTCATTGTCCCACTGGCCGCTGATTTTGTTCAGCGCCAGATTCAGGGCCTTTTCATCCTCAAGGGACAGCTGCACCACACTGACATCCACTTCCACCGCGCCGGTCGCCGCCAGCACTTTCAAGCGCTGGTGACCACCAATCACGTTGCCAGTCTTCTCATTCCAGATGATAGGCTCAACACAGCCGTACTTTTCGATTGACCGGGCAATCTTCTGATATTCCGGGTCGCCGGGCTGCAAATCCTTTCTCGGATTGTAGGGTGCTGCATTGAGCAGACTGATAGGTACTTTTCTGATTTCCATGAATTGCTCCTTATAATGACCTGCTTTCAGACAGCCCCAGCGGCGAACCGGGGATGACTGGAAGCACGATTTCCCGCGCAAAGGAGCAACGCGGGGCGAAAAATCCTCCTTCCCATAAAAATGGCGGCGCACATCAGATGATCTGCACCGCCCGGCTTTGTTTAGGATTTTGTAGCATAATAATACCATGCCTTGCGCCTTGCGTCATCAGAAAGCATTGGAAAGCATTCGTACCGATTGGAAGTCATTGGAACCCATCAGAAACCATTGGAAGTCATCTGACAAACTACGCTTTCCACCCGTGGCAGGCAAGCAAAAGAAAAAGCCGCTGAATCAGCATTTTCACACTGAAGCAGCGGCTTTTTGAATTTGGTTCAGGCTATCTTTTTGAGGTAATTATATGCCATCTTGCACACTCCGGCTTCGG